AGAGTACGCAGACAGAATTTGTACCATTACAGATTCAGCTAGATGACCAGCCAAACCATTCATCGAGGTTATTTTTTCAGAGGCGTCATCCCAGGTTGCATTCGACAGGGATTGTCCTGGCTGTATGTTGTTCATAAAGGCAGCGACAGTCTCTGTCATTCCAGCTTCTGGGGTGAATGTCATGTAGACCATTCCACGCCTGTCAAGCGTTCTTGTTACCGCCTGTGAGTAGATTTCTCTGCTAGGCTCCTCGTCTAACCATACACAGTCTACCGACCTACCTTGCCACTTCTCAACGCCCATCTCGTAGGCTTTGAAGAATAAAGAAGAGTTCGCCCCAGTGACGTGGCGTATTAGAGCCACCGCTTTAGCGTTAGGCACTCCAGGCTTGCGTTCCGTTTTTACTATTAGTTTTCGTGGAATCGCGCCTGATCCGAATGCTTCGGGGTCATCAGGGGAACCCAATAATTCTGCTTGTACTATGTCTCTTGTTGTCTCGTTAGAGATTCCACCACACCATGCGGTTATAGGGTTATTGAATTTTCTACCCTTCCACCAATCAGGGTATAGCCCTGTCAGGTGAAAAGCCATCTCTGCGGCACCACAGTAGGACTTTCCTATTCTGTTAGCAGCCATCAGGAGACGTTGATTAGCCTCACCACCAGTAGCGTGAAACTCCAACTGATAAGGGTAGGGGTCGTAAAACTCTACCTTGTTAAACCGCTCTCTCTTTCTAAGCTCTCTTGCTATTTCTACCGCTTTCTCTATATCCGCTGGCATACGCCGCCTTTGCTTGGTTTTCGGCTTGTTTTCTAGTGGAGTAGCATTTACCCTTACTGCCCCATTTCCATCCCTTCTTACCGCTCTTTAGTTTGCATTCTTGTATTGGCATTAATATCTCCAAGAAGGATCGCGCATTTTCCTCTCTTGTAAACTTAACGCCCCCATATACTTTGGATTTCTTCTTAATGTCGGCCCACCCAATAAAGCCTCTCCTATAGGATCACCCATATACAATAGACCTCTACCCGCTGCTTGAGCCTTCTCGTTAGGCATCATAGATAAACCCATACCAACAGCGGTTGGTATAATAGCCGTTGGGCTAAGACTCCTTAATACCTTTCCAGATTTTTTAAATAAGGCTTTAAATGGGCCCTCTTTATCAACATTTTTATATGTCCCGCTTTTAGCCCTCTCCGTCCAAAATCCCTCATTATCTATATAGGGTTCACTGTATTTAGCTTCGCCCAATCTTTTTGTTCCAGTACTCATTCCCCTAATTCTGCCGCCATCAGGATCACGCGAGCGCCACGATTCTATTTCAGAAGACCTGTCTACTACCCAATAAGGATGCCCCTTTACCTTATAATAAACACCCTCGGGAAAGTTTTTTGGCGGCTTATCAAATGGAGCGCCCGTATAAACCTGCACCGTACTTTTCGCCGCCGACCCATAACCACCCGACTTGACTATTTTGGAGGTAATTTTATCCCCCCATTTAGCCATTTTCTGCGCGTGAGTTATTCGTTTCTTTCTTGTTTTTTTAGCCACATCAGTTCACCAGATTAGGTCTTATAAGAGCCTCTAGTTCCTGTTTTAACTCATCGGTTGACTTACCTTCAACATGGGATATTTCCTGCTGTATCCTGTCTGCTGGCTTCAACCCAGCACGATCTAAGATGTCCTTTACAGCCCCAAGTCTTACACTCTCGCTCTCAGCATCTTCAGCCAAGGACTTCAACTGAGACAAGGCGCCAGGAACACAGTCCTGAATCATCTTGCGTGTACGCTCTTCTATCTCGAATGCGAACTTGTTTTTTAATTCATGGCCTCTCTGCTTCGGAGAACCATAACCAGCCAGTTCAGCAGCCCTTGTAGCATTACCAGTAAGACAATACTGCTCTACGAATAGTTCCTGCTTGTCAGTTCTCATGCTATCGCCATCCCCACCTTTCACCTTCGGGTGGTCCTAAAACTCTGTTAATCATTAGCTCATCAATACCCATTTTCCGAAAGTCCCTACGCAAATCCCTTATACGACTCTTGCTTATCCACTTGCGCCACTCTTCTTGAGTATCAGCACCCACACCTGTTCCTAATAGGATATCACGGTCAAACCCTTCAGGAAGACCGTAATTTACCCCCATGGTTTCAGGAGTCATTTGTAACAGACCAGGCATCTATTACTCTCGCTAACCTAGCAGACCACCCATTGGAGGTCCGCCACCGCCCATAGGCATCGGAGGACCGCCCATCGGAGGACCGCCCATCGGGGGTCCGCCACCGTTTATAGCCATCTGAGGAGCCGCTGCGCCTTCCATCTGCTGAAGGATACTCATTAGCTCTGCCTTCTCCATTTCTAGCTCTTGTAGGCGCTGTATGACCGCTTGCTGCATCTGTGCAGGGTCAGGCATCTGTTCTTGCGGTGGTGCTTGTTGCGGCATCATCGGTGCTTGCTGCATCATCTCTGGCGGCATTCCGCCTGGTGGCATTCCGCCTGGTGGCATTCCGCCTGGTGGTGGCATCATCATAATTCTAGCTTCCCGTTTATTCTATGAATTTGTGCTGAAACATGGTTTTGTAAGAACCAAGGAATCAACCCGTGAATTAAGCCCACAAGAACCAGGACCAGTAACTGGCTGCTGGTTTTCCAAGCGAAATGTAGGTGTCTTAGGTAAGTTGTGTTTCTTTCTTTTAGATGTTTCATTCTCTGTTCCCTAGTAATCCTGATGCGTAACCAACGCCAGCCGCTGGCAAGCCATACCTTTTGGCGTAAAATTTAATTAAGTAATCAACAGGAACATTAGCATCCCTAGCCAACTCTTTTATAACGTCCAACTCCCCCGTCAGCATTGGACTTTGCATAACTTTAGGAATCTCTCTTGGTATAGATCCACCTCTATTTACAGAAGAACCCACTCTTGGCGGTCTAGCGCTGGGAATAACTTCGGATTCCTTCAGGGCTTTTGCCACCTTCTCCTCCCCGATAAAAGGATTTCTTATGGTTTTGGGTTTATGAACAACAAGAAGTCTACTTGACATTCCAACTTCCATAGCGTGTTTCATAGCTCCAGCACCCAAATCAAATTCGTCACTCAGATGGAAGGTTGTTGTTCCATTATGTTTCATTTCCGCTACAGCGTTAAATCCACCCTTGTATAGATCGCTTTTTCTTCGCGGGGAATAAGATAACAGTACAGCCCCATCCCCATCACGGATCGCTGCATATTTTAATCCAGGAAAATTCTCTTGTATAAATTTTTCATACTGCGCGGCAGTTCTCATACCCGCTTCGTGGGCTTTGTTTGCGGCAACATACTCTATTGTCATCTGAGCGTCTGATGGGGAAGTCGCAGAACCAGCAGACCTTCGTTCTATCATCCTGGTGGTTATGTACTTCTTGTTATTTAAACCCCAAGCGGTATTCATTATATCTGCCACTTCGTCCAGATTACTAGATAGCGGAACACCTTCTGCTACGGGCAGCCTAGATAATTCTTTGGCAAGGTCAGCAGAATGTATATGCCTAGCCTCATCGAAATGTATATTATTCCACGCTCTTACAAGCGGGGTCATCTCCATCCCCTCCCTCTCAAACATCTTAGCCATTGTATTTAAATCGCCAGCTACGATTTTTCCTTCTTTCTTTAGCAGTTTTTTGGCTGCTGATGATAACTCCAATGTATCAGGGGAAAACCTCCCACGCACTGTCTGACCATGTTTCACCCTAACCCAATTAGCTGGGTCAGAAATAATTGTCTCGGACTCATCCATCCACCTACGGGCGGCATCAACATTCTTTTTGGATATTCCTTTGGTTCTCCATATATGGGAATATCGTGGGCTATACAGTTGCTTTAGAAAATCTTTCGACCCCCTGAAAAGTCCCTCCGCCATTGCGGCCCCAGCAGCCAACGGATCGCCAGCATAAAAACTAACCCTGACTGGATCAGTTTTAGGAGTATAGGATAAAACATTCTCTAACCTTTCTTTTGCTGTTCCTGGCTGAAGAAACCTACTCTGTGATATAAATTCCAGAAGATTTGGGAAGTTTTGCCTATACGCTCTAGCTCCTTCTTTTAAAGCAGCGGTTACTGGTCTAGCTGCGCCACCACCAACAATCATAGAAGCTAACTCTGCAATAGGATAACTACCCATATCACCACCACCCCTGTATACTTCATACTCAGGCGTGCCTGGGGTCATCTGAGCTTCGTATAGCTTGTGGGCAGCAATCTGCCTTTCTTCTTCGGCTACCCTTCTCTTCTCTTCAGCGTCTGCTGATGCCGCATACCTAAGATAGGTAGATATATCATATAGGTTGGACATATTAGTGTTTTCTTATGTAGGTTAAATATTACCGATGGTGAGTGCGTACTATAAAATACGCAACGCAAAAATAAAAAGGGGGTCGGGTGGGGTCATCACGCGCACTCTTTTCCCGTGCGGGGGAAACGCTTTTTTTCCGCTGCAATCACGCGCATAAAGGAGGCAAGACTTGCCACGTTACACCAGCGCACCAGCACAAGGGAGTCGGGGTTCAGAACCAGGACGCAACCGCAACCAGGACGCAACCAGGACACCTCAAGATGAGAGTGTGTGTGTGAGGGTGGAATAACCATTGTGAATTAATTTCAATTAGTACTTGACACCACACATCGATCCGTGCCTATCATGCTTTTCTACTTACTACTCTATTGGATACATCAATGACCATCACAGTATCAATTAAGAATGTGTACGGTAACCGCACCATCTACCCAGTGTCTGAAACTGCCAAGCTATTCGCTAGCATCGCTGGCACCACTACCTTGACAACGCACACTGTTGAAGCAATCAAGAAACTAGGCTATACCATAGCCGTCACAAGGTGGGACGTGTAAGATGCGCTTTATCAAACATGACCTACCCTTTGTCATAGGCTTTGTTGGCCTTGGTGCTGTTGTCATCCTCATGGCTGGCGGTGTGATCTGATAATGGAACTAATACTCATACTTTGCATGTTAGCCACAGCGGTGACAATCGCCTACCTTAAACTGTCAAACTAGAGGTAAAATCTAATGGCGATTACAAATGGGTGGAATCTCTTTAACCTACGCA